CCATAAATGTAACAGTTCTATTCCTTGTGAGTTGCAAAGTTCCTCCTTATTTTGATGATATAAAAACCATTGTATCTTACTTCCGTATATTTCTGGTCTATGCCAGTACAATCCGTTGTATTCGATTGCCAATTTATATTCCGGTACATAAATATCTAATTCATACGGTTTAATAATTGTTCTGTTACTAGTCATAACTTCTGTATTGAAGTTATGTTGTATATATTTTTTTATATATGTTTCAAATGTTGAAACAGCATAATATCTCATACTCACGTTATATTTTATTATATAGTCTTTCACAGTAGGTGCTAATATGTCACCTAAATCAAATGCTATTTGTTTTAATGTTTTCTTTTTACTATGGTGTTGTTCTATTAGCCATTCTTTATTATTTAATTTACACAAAGTATCATTAGATATATGTTTTTGACTGTAATATTCTACGCCGAAATTACTCAATGTTGTTTCTTTATATTTTGCTTCGTTGTAATAATGTTCAACACCATATAATCTTAAAGAAGTTCTTTTTGCTTTTTCTCTGTTGTTGTAATTTTCATTATTATATAACTCTCTTAATGTATCTTTTCTTTTTCCAATAAAATCAGCACTATTTAAATATTGCTCTGTACCATATTTTTCTAAATTAGTTTGTTTGAATTTCTCTCTATTATTATAATGTTCTGTACCATATTTTTCTAAATTAGTTTGTTTAGTTTTTATTAAATAATCGTTACTTTGTAAGTATTGCTCTGTACCATATTTTTCTAAATTAGTTTGTTTAGTTTTTATTAAATAATCGTTACTTTGTAAGTATTGCTCTGTACCATACTTTTCTAAATTAGTTTGTTTGAATTTTTCTCTATTATTAAAATTTTCATCGCCATATCTTTTCAATTTTGTTTGTTTACGCTTTTTTACTGAAGCTTTAGCTGAACAAGATTTAGAACAATATTTTGCTCTTTTCCTTTTTACTTGTATTTTGTCACAATATAGACATAATTTCATTTATTGTACTTAATGAATGAGCCAATTTCACCTTCATTTACTATTATTACGGCATCCCTATTAGGGTATATTGTGGCAAGTTCTTTATATATTTCATCAGATGACGCATATATATTTAGGTTCAATATAATTTTACTAATATCTGTGACATTATCTGATTTGAGTATTTCTATATGTATAGTAATACTATTAGATAAATGCACAACTAACATTCTTTCTGCCCTATGTATGATATTTGTTATAGTTTCATTTCTAATAGAGCGCATTTGTATATTATCTGAATTTACCATGCTCACCCTTTAATAATTCATCGTCATTGTACTCTTGCCAATGAGTAAATGTTTCCTTACTCATTAAATTGGATAACGGATGACACCAAACGCCAGGGTTGGTTCTGTTAAAATCAATATCATCAATCTTAATAACAGCATTATAACCCAACTGTTCAATATACGGTATCTTAACACTAACCATAGGAATCATTCTATTATGTTCTGCCAACCCGGTTTCTAAAAAACTTTCCTGATACGACAAATCAAAATCTAATGAGCACCAAAACAATGCAGGATCAGCTAATACACCTTTAATCATTTTAACCCAAGGCAACCAATTATCCCACTGTTCAGGATCAGATAAATCAAAACTATGATTAGCCCCAAAGTAAATAGATTTAATGTTGCGTTGCAATGCCATTTGTATAATATCATCAACTGGCTGTAACCCTACTACAAATAAAGTATCTAATCCTTTTGTTGGGGTATTATTAACTTCAACTCCTGTAAAATAAGTTGCCCCCCTAACTTCAGTTATGTTTTTATATTCTTTACTCATTACTTTACCTTCCATTTTTTCTTTCATGCGCTTCTCTTTAAGTAATATTTCATTATTAAATAAATCAAACTGATCTTTACTTCTCATTTTTCAGCCTTTGTTAGTTTTGATGTGGCAATTAGTTCAACTTTTGTTCCGTGTGGTAATACAAGTATTTTCAAATCCAATCCATCATACATTTCTTTAAGATGACCCTCATACATTTTAACAATCGATTCCTTTGATGGGGTATCCTCTGCTAATATAATAACAAGTGTATCTCCATCTTTTGGATCTAACTTTAATATGTCTGCTTTCTTATTCAAAATTTATCCGTAACCTTAACTAATTTATATAACATATCATATTTCTGTTTAGCTTGTATGTATTCATTATACGCTTCTTTGAGACTAGGATGTTTTTCTCGTAACAATTCTTCGTCAGTTTGAACATTAGGTCCATAATCCCATGCACCTTCACATATTTGTGATGTTAGAAACGCTTCTGTTAAACCTGCATAACTCATAAATTACTCCTTATCATTGGCTTCGCACCGTACACACTTCGGACATTTACTACCTCGCGGATAAGGTATGTTATGCTTTGGACACCTGTACCAATAATCTGCATATAACCAAGCGAAGCAATCTTTCTTAGACATTATTTACTCCTAACTAATTGTAACACAATTTGATATTGTTCCCAAGCATCTTGCAATGCAGGGTTTTCCTTACGCAGTAATTTATCCATAAATTTAATCTCAATTATCTCACGTTTTAATTCATCTATTAATAAATCTTGCTCATGTACCTTTTGACGTAATTCCAGTATACGCAGAGGAAAGTGATCTTCACCAATAATATCTTTTAATTCTGCAGCTTTCATTCCACCTGGCGTTTGTTTCCTGAATAGATCTAAAATATTCATTTAACTATAAAGTCCTGACTGTTTGATATTGTTCCCAAGCATCTTGTAATGCTGGGTTTTTAGCTCTTAATTCACTATCATTATCTGCTAATATTTTCAGTTCGTTAATCTCACCTATTAATAATCGCATAACACTTGACAATGGTTGTCCTTCAAACGAATCTGGGTCAATTAAATTTAGTTTAGTCATTATTTTTAACTAATAATAACATAACTTGATATTTTTCATATAAGTCTTTAAGACCAGGATTAGATTGTATTAAATTTATTGTTGTTTCTTGTTCTGTTATTAACATAGATACTTGGCGTTCAAGTTCTTTAATACGTAACTCATGTGTGGATACATCGAACCCAGGTCTTAATTGAACTTCAATACCAGGTTGAGCTGTTATTGGATTAAATTCCTGAATTGTAGTTATGTTAAGAAATTCTGGGTTCATTGATGTAATCTTAAACATATAAGTTACTTAGATTGCGCTGGTAAAATATATGTAAATTTAGCTAACCCACTGTCTACTACTATTTCAATGGCTCCATCATTACTAATACGCATAGTTTTGTCTCCGTGTAAACTAAGGATATTAATAATATGTTGAACAGGCCAATGCCAATCTTTTGTCAACTTGCCTTCAATATCACTTTCAAAAGTAAACGATCCGGAATGTGTTGAATGATCACCAAAACTAAAGACTAAATCATTGTCTTTAGTTTTGGCACGGAAAGTTGCCTCATTACAATTTGCTTGCGCCTGGTATTTTAAACGCTGTATAGATGCCATTGTTGGTACAATTTCAACATCCCAGTCAGCTCCTTTGAATTTTACTTCTTTTAGCATATTATCTACAATACTTTGCACCATAAATCTGTAGTCGTTTTTGAAATCACCATCCGCATTTTCAAAATGCATAGATTCCGGGCCGGATTTACCAGTTTTGACTGTAATTTTAGCATCTTCTTCATACGGTTCCAACGAAAGAATCGTTTTTAGTGTTGCCATATTCGGCATACCAAAAGTGCCTTTGAATTTATCTTCCACATCACGAAATTTACCCTGTACAACTACACTTCTGTCAGCGGCTAATCCACTAAGTGATGTTTCATCTTCACTTCCTTCAATTTTAATTAAATCAATACAACCTAAATCATATGTATGACTAATAATATCTTGTAGTAAATCTTTCATATTTTAATTATTCCTTTTATTTTTTAATATTATACTTTATAACATAATATAAAGCAATCTATTTGGTTAGAAATCAAATAGATTTGTGAATGTTGAATTTGTATCTGTATGAGCATCCAAATCCCAATCTAATATTCCAAGTAAGTTATCCACTTTTTTGTTTACTTGGGATTCTTGCATCCCCTCCTCGTCAAAATTTAACTTTTTGAACCATTCCGGTATGTTACTTTCGTCTGTTGGTATGGCTAAACTTGTAAACCCCATTGGGTGATTCTTTAATTTACATACAATACATTTCATTCCATCTGTTATCTTCATGCTATGATTGTCATTGTTTAGATCACGCAAGGTATTATAATTCATTCCACCACGTACATGCCCGGGTAATCTCGCTCTGGACCCATTTGTGGCTTGTGATATATTTTCTTCTGCTGTATATTTTGTAAGATTATTTACACGCTTTGGCGAACCTTTTTCCCAAGGCGGAAAATCCTTAAATTTATTTTTGAAATCGATAACTTGTTTTATTACTGTTTCTTTATCATTACTTGTTAGTGTTGTATCTAATATATCTTTTAAGAATTCTTGGACTACAGGTAATGTATCACTACGTTTTAAATCTAAACCCATTGCTTTAATTTTACCTGGTTTTCCATCTAAATCGTATCTATCCCCTTCGTTGTCAACAACCATTATTGCATAACGCTTTTTAGTAATGAATAAACCGGAAGCCCCAACTACTTCTCTTCCACATTTAATAATTTCACCTTTATTTTTGGGACAATGAAATGCTTCTTTCATAAATCTTGGAAAGTCCTTGTTTATGTCATCTACAAATCCATCATATATTGATATGGCTGTGTCTGTATTCCAAGTATCTTTGTTTACTTCATCTTTAATTATTGGCCAAATTGACACATAACAACTATCCGTATCCCCGTAAACAACTGTTTCACCTAAATAATTCCGTTCGCCTGTCATACATTCGTTCACAGTTTCAGTCATTGATCTAACAATAGCTCTACCTGTTAGTGTTGTAGATTGGCCAATGCGTTTGTCAAAAAATCTATGATGTGAGTTCAATAATCCACCGTAAAGTGAATTCAATAAAATCTTTTTAACTAATTGTAGTTTATCATAATATGAAATTTTGTCAGGATCTGTTGCTTCTCGTTTTTGTTTTTGAAGAACTTTGCGTTCAGCGTACCATCTTTTTAACAATCCTGGAATAATCCCTTCTTCATCTAATGAAAATATAGTTCCATTGGCACTTAATGTCCAGTTTGCCTTTCCACTAAATATAACTTCATAAATATGGTCTGCTGTGAATGTATCATAGCCACCTTCTTCCCAATCAATGGTTATTTTAACATCTTTACGTTGTTCTATAACTGCTGTATATTCAAGAGAACCAAACAGTCCTTCCCAAGCCGCCGCAAAGGAATCACCCTTTGAAGCTTTGCCATTTGTTTTAACTGTTTCTGCCATTTTTGATTCTATATATTCATTGGTACTAGTCTGTCTTAATTGTCCAATAATAGTTTCATTACTCATGTTACAAGCACGAATAACCGATGGATATAGCGAGTTTATATCGTAACTTCCAATCCATTTATGAAGTCCTTTTTTAGGATAGGCAACATAAGCACCTGCGGCCTGTGTACTTTCCTCCTCAGGAATAATGCGTTTATTATGAACTATGTAGCCACGTTCGTGCGCTTCATTTATAATTGCTTGTTCTGTTACAGCTACAGCACCCATTGTTTTTGGAATAAGAACTGTATTAGCATGAGCAATAGTGTTTGCCAAATCAATAAATTTTAATTTTTGATCTAATTTATATAATAACAGAGAATCTTTCCTGCTATATTTAACAAATAATTCAAAATCGTTATTGTATAACTCATCTAAAGTGCCTTTGTACTCTACTTTCTTTTCACCTAACTCAACTTCAGATACAACATCTAACGCATAACTATGTAATTCTTGGTAAGTATATTTCTGATACAATTCCATATAATCTAAATGAACTCGCCCAACTAAATCATATGTTACATTTTCAGCACCGTACTTTTCAAAAGTACGCTTTTTAGGGAATTTATCCCATAAACAAAATTCCTTTGTTTTTGCTTTTCCTAGTAATTTATGTATACGATTTATTGTATATGGAATATCATACCCACTACTATTCCATCCACTTACTACATCGGCATCTTCTATTAGAGCAAGAAAAACACTTAACATCTCTTTTTCATTAGTATATAAAAAAGAATTTTCAAATTGATCTACAATTGCTTGAGCCTCATACACTGGCATATTCTTGGGAGGTAAAAACAATGCTATAAGTTGGTCTGTCCAATCTAAATACAAGGATATTGCTGTTATTTTATTGAAAGGGTTATCTGTAGGGGCATATCCTCTGAGTTCATCATAATCTGCTTCTATGTCGTAAAATACAGTGTGGAGAACAGGTGGTTCTATTTTGTTATAATTCTTTTCTAAACATCGCTGTACTGGATTAAAATCACTTTCAAATAATTTTGAACTTGAATGTATTCTTTTTTGTTTTTGAAATTCAACATTTGAATCAGTACTGAACTTAGATAAAATATCGCCGTAAATTGAACGATATTTACCTTTAGAGTCAGGAAAATAAAGGGTATGTTCAGCAGGATAATCCACATACACTCTATTACCTTCTTGGTTACGTTCAACAACTTGAACAATGTTTTTATCTTTGTTATAGATTGCTGAGACGTATGACATTACTCTGCTCTTCCTACTGTCTCCAAAATGTTTTCTAACAATTCATAGTCAGTTGTTGCTTGATGGAAGTTAGCTTTGAATGCTGTTCTAATTGCTTTCTTAAGAATAGCAGGTTTAATTTCCATTTCCTCTGCTATTGCTTTTACTGTGTCAGAAAGACCACCACTTAAAATTTC